GGAAACCGCAGAGCTGATCTGATTCCAGATAGACGATACCACAGAAAAAATGGCATTCATCACACTGGAAATCGTGCCGGAGATGCTGTTCCAGATGGAAGAAACCACATTCCAGATCGCAGACAAAACAGACGAAATGAAACCAGATACCGCATTCCAAACCGTAGTCACCACATCTTGAATCGCTGTCAAAACCGTGGAAATTGTAGTAGAGATGGCATTCCAGATGGTTTCAAATGTCGTTCGGATACCTTCTAAAATCGGCGTTAAAAATTCCACGATCGCATTCCAAATGGCACTGATCTTCTCCGAGATCCAGTCCATCACTCTGCCCACAATGATCTGAATGGCTTCAAAAATCGTCTGAAACAGATAACCGAATGCCGTGATCAGCGGTTCTAAGGTGGTGTAAATGGCATTCCAAACGGTCGTAATGACGTTATAAATTGCCTGAAAAACCGTAGAAACTACGTTGTAAATGGCATTGAAAATCGTGCTGAAAAAGTTGTAGATTGCCGTAAAAATGGTGGTGAAGAAATCCCGAATCGCTGTAAATACGGTCGTTGCTACCGTCTGAATGGCAGTGACAATGGTGGTGAAGGTATTGGAAATGGATGTCCAGGTGTTGACGAAAAAGTCCCGGATTCCGGTAACGATTCCCGTGAAAAAGGAAGCGATGCTGTTCCAGGTATTCACAAAAAATGTTTTGATGGAAGTCCAGACTTCGTTCCAGCTTGTTCCAAACCACCCCAACACCACATCTGCAATGCCTTTCAGGGTATTCATGATATTGCGGAACGTGTTGACAACGAAATTCCAGATAGACGTAAAAATACCCTTGATGCCATTCCAGCACTGCTCCCAATTCCCAGTAAACAGACCGATCAGAACATCCAGCAATCCCAGAAGAATGCCGGTAAATTCGGAAAAGATGTTGGAGATATTCTGAAAAACGCCTTCAAAAATGGGAGCTAACAGATTGCACAGCCCGTCCCACGCTGCTTTCAGCACATCGATGAAACTCTCAAAATCGAATCCCAGAGCATTTAGCCGATCAGTGATGCCCTGTGTCAATCCGGTAAAGGTGCTTTTGATCTGCTCCCAGATGGCGATGATATTGTTTTTGAATGTTTCATTGGTTTTCCAGAGATGCACAAAGGCAGCCACCAAAGCAGCAACAGCTGCGATAATGGCGAGCAGCGGTCCCAGTGACACGCCTAACGCTCCTGTTACAGCCCCGATCCCACTTTGCACAGCAGAGAACAGGGCAGGCAGCTTGGAAATGGCGGAAAAGACCGTTCCCACACTGGAGACAGTCTTCCCCAATGCGATCAGCATCGGACCCAGAGCAGCAGCCACCAGTGCGATCTTTGCAATGGTTTCTTTTGTCCGTGGCTCTAATTGGTTCAGCTTGTCCACCAAGTCCTGTATACGGGAAACCACAGAACGAATGGTAGGCATTAGAATATCAGAAAAGGAAATCGCCAGTTCTTCCAGCTGGGATTTTAGAATAGTCACTTGTCCGGCAAGGTTATCCTGCATGACAGCCGCCATTTTTTCGGTCGTGCCATTGTAGCCGTCTACTGTATCCGAACAGGTGTCAATGGCATTGGATAGCTTTTCAAAGTCCGCCGGTGAACCGTTGATGATCGCCAGCATACCGGACATGGCTTCTTTGCCAAACAGCGATGCAGCTGCCTGTGCCTGTTCTGCCTCAGACAATCCGCCCAATTTCTGTCGGAGTTGTTCCATGAGTTCCCGCAGAGAATACATCTTGCCGGAACTATCCGTCAGAGAAATGCCGTACTGTTCCATGGCAGATGCTACCGTGTCTGTCGGCTTTGCCAGATTGGTAATGGCGGAACGCAGTGCTGTACCAGCCTGTGAGGATTTGATACCGGCGTTCGCCATTAGTCCAATGGCAATGGCAGAGTCTTCAGCAGAGTATCCCAAAGAACCCAGCACCGGAGCAGCATACTTGAAAGTTTCTCCCATCATGCTGACGTTGGTATTGGCATTGCTTGAGGCAGCCGCCAGAATATCTGCAAAGTGTCCGCTGTCCGAAGCAGACAAACCGAAAGCGGTCAGAGCATCCGTGACAATGTCCGAAGTAGATGCCAAGTCTTCCCCGGAAGCGGCAGCAAGATTCATTATACCTTCAATACCGCTGAGCATATCGTTGGTTTTCCAGCCTGCCATCGCCATGTAGTTCATAGCATCCGCAGCCTCACTTGCAGAGAACTTCGTTTTACTGCCCATTTCACGAGCCTTTTCCCGGAGAGCATCCATCTCTGAACCGGTGGCACCGGACACCGCTGCCACCTTTGACATGGCGGAATCGAAATCCGCACCAGTTTTCACGGCAATGGTGCCCAGAGCCGTGACACCAGCGGTGACGGGCAGCAGCTTTTGTCCCACACCGGAAATTTTGTCCCCAGCTGACTGCAGTGTTTCACCCAGAACGCCCATCTTTTCCAAGGCGGTGTGAGAATTGTTTGCTTCTGTGGTCAGGCGTTTCAGTTCGTTTTCGGTTTCGATGATTTCACGCTGTAGTGCATCATACTGCTGCTGGGAAATTTCGCCGTTTGCAAGGGCGGTATTTGCCTGTTCTGCGGCAGTTTTTAGTACTTCCAGCTTTTCTTTGGTAGCTGTCACCGCATCGGCGAGGAGCTTGTGCTTCTGCGAGAGCAGTTCCGTGTTGGAAGGATCGAGCTTCAGCAGCTTCTGGACATCCTTTAACTGTGTCTGCGTGCCTTTGATGTCTTTGTTGACACCTTCCAGTGCCTTGGACAGCTTGGTGGTATCGCCGCCGATTTCTACGGTGATGCCCTTGATTCTATTAGCCATACAATCTCACCCCCTTATCAAAATTTATCGAAGTCACTCTGATCCGCTAACATATGATATTTGTATTCGTCATTCTCCCGTTCGGTGAACATATCATTCACCAGACCAATGGTCAAAAAATCCAAATCGCTCATAGACAAGCCCAGCTGGACACACCGCAGCAAAAAAAGCGGTGTAGTCATCGGTCGGTCAATCGGGCGATGTTTTTTTTACCGGTTACCTGCGTTTCTACATTCAAGCCCCAGAGGTCAATCAGCTGTGGCAGGATTTCGTAAATGCTGAACGTGTTGAACTGTTCCAGCCATTCATCCGGAGAAGCCGGAATGGCTGCATCGGCGTGTTTTGCCATGATATAGGCGATGTTCTCAAACACCTCAAGGCTCTCGATGTCCAGTGCAGAGGATTCCTCTGTATTTTCTCCCACAGACTTTTGCAGTGCTGCAAAGTCCTGATAAATATCTCTGCGGAATTTCAGACGATACAATCTGGGAACTGCTGCACTCGCCTTGAACGGCACATCAATCCCATCAATGGTGATGTTCTTCTGAATTGCCATACTGCACCCTCCTTACGCTTTCACAGTGGTCTTGGAAGCCGTTCCGGCTGCCGGTGTGTATACGTTCTTGTACCAGCCATCATAAGTAGAAGCATCTGTGGATTCACAGGTCTTTGCCTTTACCAGACCGTTTGGCAGAGCCGAAGCTTTGATAGAAATGGTTTCTGTTTTTACTTCCTTGCTGTCCTCGGTAGTCTGTCCCTCTGTTGCTGGACGGGAGGCGGAACAGCAATAGAGAACATGGCGAATCTTCCGCTTATCTCCGGTGAATTCAAACAGCAACGCAAACTGTGATACCTCATCATCATTTCGTTCCACCAAAACACCGTTGCTGTCCAGGATTTCTCCCAGAATATCTGTAGAGAAATCTGTAGGAATCAGGGCGATTTCCAAATCACCTTCATAGCCAGAATTGTTGGAAATTACGTAGTATACGATGTCATCGGCATAAAAATTTTCGTTTTCGCCATTGGCATCAATGGAAATGGAAACCGCACCTGGCAGACGCACCGGATCCACATAGACCGGTGTCAAATTGGCTCCGCTGGCATCGGTTACCCAGTCATTGATTTTAGCGTAATGTACATTGGTCAAACC